GGCGCTAAAGTTGACCGCACCATCAACGTCCAGGGTGTCAACATTCAGGGTTCCATCAATATCGACATCACCTGAGATGTCCAGATTTACAGCAGTAGTAGTGCCAGCAAGATTAACGTCAGTTAATAAGTCATAAACAACAGCGCCAGATCCGGCACCGTTTGTAGCAATCATCTTTACATGGCCAGCTGGAACAGCAACATTGGCGCCAGAGCCCTGGGTAAAGGTAAGTGTTGCGGAAGTCGTGTTCTCGATCATCCACACTTTGTTCAATGTATTAGGCGCCAGGGTAACAGTACATGCCTGGCCGCCACCCGCACAGATCAGATAAAAAGACCTGGCAGAGTCACTAGTGCCATCGGCAACAGTGATAGTGTGGGTAGATGCGTTGGCAATAGTCTCTGACCCATGACCCAGTGCTTCGCCGATGAGCTCCAGGTTGGTATTGGTGGTTGTACCCCAGGTTCCAGATCCTTCACCAGTCGCCAGCTCAGTTAGCCGTAGATTATTAACATAAGTTGCCATTGTATTTCCTCACTTGCCAGCCCCGCATGGACCCAGCATAAATTTAAGATGTGGCTATAACAGTCCAGGTGGGTATTTGACTGTCGCTGATAACATTGTAATTGGCATTTTGACGAGTGTCTATCTCTCCATACACTAGCGTGATCCCTAAGTCTATAGTTAGCGGAAACCCTGCTACAGAAACATCGGCTGCTGCAGTAGGACTTATAGCACCCGCTGCCGAGCTTATTGTATAGCCAGCAACGCTTAGGAAGTTATTTGTGACGAGCTGCGGTGAGCCCAATGCTGAGGTAGTGGCCACGCCAGTCGGTACTATATTTGCTTTACCAACAACAGATAGGCTGCCGGCTGCTGAAGTCATTGCCAGGGTTGTGACTAAAACATCAGCCCCAGCAGTAGGAATGGGCGTACCCAGGGCGGAAGTAGTAACACCCGCCGTAGTAATATTAACAGGTAAAGCAGTACCCCAGGCAAGTTCTCCCCAGGTGCCGCGTCCCCAACCGTTAATCCTGGCCATTAGCCGCCAAGCTCAGCTTTAGCTGCCTCAAGACTCGTCTTACACTCTGTCAGGATCTCACGCACTGGAATAGTCATCCAATCCTGTTCAAGCATACCGTTAATCTTGGCAAGCGAAAAGTTTACATTCTCTAATGCGCTCATAACTATCTCCAAATGAAGACCCATTATACACCTAAGCCGCTTCGCCGATACCCTGGAATTTTCTGTCCAAAATGCGGCGTACTTTAGAGTAACTTATAGTTGCAGCACAAGCGTGCAGCGACGCAACCTGCTTTGCAATCCTTTTGGCGCCTAGCCCGCGGTCTCTGAGCGCATATATTGTCTGAAGAACCTTTTGCTCCTCTGGAATCTCCTCCAAGCGAGTCCTGGTCTTATTGCCATGCTTTTCCTCAACCTTAGAGTATCCATAAGGCGCGCTGCCACCAATAAAGTAGCCACGAGAAGCCCAGTCAACCTTACCATCACCAAATCGGACCTTGATCGTAGAATGCTCTATCTCAGCAACAGCAGAGAGGACCATTAACATAATTTGGTTCGCCATCTCGTTCATATCAAACTTAGACCGCAGCCCTTTGGCGCCTTCAGGCTTAGGATACACGATTGGCACCTCACCAAACTGCTCACAAAAGAACAAAGTAATGCCAATATCCTGCAGCACAGGGATGATCGACAGCAGATCTGCGCTAGATCTGGACAATCTGTCTAGCCTGGTGCAGACTATGATGTCATTTTTATCGATAACGTCGGTGAGCTCTCTGCTGCCTGGTCGATCAAGAATTGCCCTGGTGCCTGACACTCCATCGTCAACAAAGAAGCTTGAAACCTCACGATTGTACTTTTCTTTGACAAATTCAGAGATCTGCTGCTGCTGAACCTCCAGGGAAACGCCAGATCTAACCTGCTCCTTGGTTGAAACCCGCACATACCCATAAATGTTGTTAATCTGCTTCAATGGCTGGATCATACTACTTTCCTCTCTCGACACTTAAACCCGTAATTGGTAACTTCCGCAAACAATCGCTGCCAGTCAATATTCAAAGGCTGACGGCCTAGAGCTCGGTCAGCAAACATTACCTGGCCATTCTTGACCAGCTCCACTGCAGCGTAATTCTTTGGCACGCCGTCATACACTATCTCGATATCGTGCGCCAGGCATATACGCCGCACTCTGTTAGCAAAAACTTTCTTAACCCTAGCCTCTTCCGATACTGCCATGCCCAATCTCCGTTTTATGTTTAAAAGGCTATTATACGCATACCGTGTCGTTGTGCAAGTAGTAGTATAATTAAATTCACTTTAACACATAGTTGCACAACGACACGGTATATGATATACTTACAGTATTGCACTAACCAGGAGATGTAATATGAACATGACGTATGTAGTTAATTATAAATTGCCAGGAAAAAGATTGTGGAAGCAATGGGGCGTTACCTGCATTGAAGAAGCCCGTAACCCACCTCCACTCAGCAAAAAGCAGGCCGAAGAAATAGCGGAAAAATACAAGGCTGACGGCTACGAATCTATCATCGCCAGCAACACAACCGATTACTTTTCTTATTAACCAACAGCCCCTTCGGGGGTTTTTTTTGGAGAAATTGTTAATGAATGATATAACAGTATTATTGATAGCGTGCATAGTGGGCTCTACCTGGGCCCAGTTATTGGGAGAGCGATATGGAAATAATTATCGGGACGGGATTGATAGTAGCCCTTGTGATACTTTTACACGGGGCCTGGCTCATAGTTCAAGACAAGCAGAGAGCCTGGGAAAGTAACAATAAAAATAAAGAGGGAAAAGATGAGCAAGATAATTATTGAGCTAGACAAAGAGGATGCCGAAATTGTCCTCGCCAACCAGGCAGAGATTGTTGAGCTGCTGCGGCAAATCCTAAAGGAGTTGCGCGGTGGATAAATACTTTCGCACGCTGGACCAGGCAGCGTTGTTTCATTTCCAACCTGGCATGAGCGAGGCACAGAAAACAAAAGTCCTCAAGCGAGCCCTGAATAAAGAGCACCACGCGGGCCCAGAAGCTAAACATATTATTAAAATTTGGAGAGAGCAAGACGATGAGCAAAGGTAGCTGGCAGCGACCCACCAATCAGGTGGCATTTTATGAGAGCTTCGACCGCATATTCCGAAAGGAAAGCGACCCTAAATTCTGTGACGCGCACGACAGGCGCCTGGTTGCGGATAAAGACGGCAAGATTACTTGCACACACTGTGAACAAGCTAAATTGGAGCTAAGCAATGGAAAATCGTGATCGGTATGAGCTGGAGGAGTTTCTCCAGGCAAATAATGGCAGCGGTTACGTTGTCACCAGGAGCTGCGGCGAAGGCAGCTACGAATCAATTATCGCCAGGCGCGCTAAGATATTAGCCAGGCAAAAGAAGCCTCACAGTATCTATCACATTGACGAAAATGGGCAGCGCAGCCGCGTTGCCTAAACGTCGAATATATCTACTTGATCCTCAGAACTAACCTCGCCACCTTCAGCATAGTCGGTGCCGAGGTTTTTGTTCATATAATTGACAATTCCCTCAATCGACTCAGCATCATAGGTCTCGTACAGCTTGGGATTCATCATTAGAGAACCAACTTGATCAGAATAGCTAAATGGTCGAGGGGTGCCTTTTTTGGGATTAGTCATTTGCTTGCTAAGCATATCAAACATCTTCGGGTACATTACCTCTGGAGGCACCGACCCTTTAAGACCGCCAAAATAATCCCCAGGTATCGACGTTCCGTAGCTCAGATGATCCTCATCAGCAAAGGTTATGGCTTTGGGGTTTCCAGTAAACATCGACATGCCTGACTCGCCCGTCATAAACTTACCAAGCTCAGGCACTGTCATAGTTTCTATCATGTCGTCATAAACAGGGAAACCTAAATCTTCCCAGTTCTTCTTCATCATTTCTTCAATTATTGTTTTTCTAAAGGCACCAGCACCGTCGCGGGAAAACTCTCCCTGTCCTAGTAGCTGATCAAACACCTCTGGGTGCTCAAGACCCAACCACTCTGGTCGGGCGGTTGTAGTAACCTTTCCGTCCGCGTCAATTTTTTCGACGCCTTTTCGGATTTTGTCATCAAACGCCTTAATATCTTTCTTGGGAATGCGAATGGCTGGAAGCTGCTTCATCATAGGAATCAGACTGTCAGCTGTGAAGTTAATAGAATTTTTAGCCATTGCACTAAACACGCCAATAACAGCATCTGAATCAGCCTGCTCAGCAGCGTATGCAAAGTTTGCTTGCTTCTTATTGGCAGCATCTTTCATAGAGGCCCAGGCTCTGTTCGTCTCTGCGCCGCCAGGCAAAATGATAGTCTTTCCAGCATTATCTAGAGTGTATTCCAATCCACCTTGGGATATATGTTCAGAAGATAACGG